CATTTAACAAAAGATAGAGAGGAATTAGACAGATTACGATTAAAAGCCATTGAGGAGGCTAAAAACGAAGAAAATAATAAAGATATTGTGCAAGGAGAATACTAATGTCAGCAGAAAGAAAACAACTAGAGCCAGTTTATTACAAGAAAGATTTGGCTAAATTATTTGGAATTTCAATAAGAACTTTACAAACGAGATTAAATGAATTAGTTATCAAAAATCCCAATTTAGATTGTTTATCTCGTACAATAGGTAAGAAACAGTTTTTTACCTACAATGACATCGAGGAGATAAAACAATTATGCTTACCATCTTCAAAAGAGACGAAAGTCCTTACTGGCAAATTAGAGGCACAGTAAAATTAGGTAGAAAAGTAAAGACTATTAACAAGTTAAGTACAGGTCGTATTAACCAAAAAGAAGCTAAAGATGAATGCGATAGAGTTAATGCTGAAATTATACGAAACTTTGAACAAGAAGATTGTATGACCTGGACTGAGTGTTTTGAGAGAATGAAAAAAAATCCTAAACATTGTCCTTCACAGCAAAGAATGTCTGTTTTTAAAAGAGTAGAAAAACTTGCAGGAGATTATGAGTTAAGAGATTTTAACGATGATTTAATATTTGAATTAGCTTACAAACAATATCCAAACTTAAAACAATGGGAAGGTAAAAAATTACGAGATCTTCCTTATGCTGAAAGACAATTAGCTTCTTCTAAGTTTAATAGTGCTAATGCAGGAATTATATTACCTATTTCAAAAGTCTTACATTATGGAGCAAAGCAAGGATGGTGCAATGATCCAACTATTGAACATTTTGAAGTATTGAATGCTAGAGCAAAACATAAAGAAAAATTTAGTATTGAAGATGTTAGAGCTATTGAAGAAAAATGTACTGATGAAGGTATTAAATTCTTATTTATTTTTTTAATTTATGCAGGTTGCAGAATATCAGAGGCTTTAAACATGCATTGGCAAGACACCAATCCAGAAAATGATGATAGACCTATGATAGATTTAGAGCAGGATGAATTAAATATTTGGCAATTTAAAACGCAAGAATGGATTACAAAACCAATGCATCCTAAGTTAAAAGAATATTTAGAAAGAATTAATTATAGAGAAGAAAGATTATTTGAATGGGATCATTTACACGATAGGCAAAATAATCCATCTGGAATTCCTACGAGATGGTGGGCAATGTGCCAACAAGCAGGAGTTAAATATAAAAATCGACATGCATGCAGACACACTCACGCAAGTTGGTTAGGTAAGAAAAATTCTTTGCAAGCATTAATGACTGCTGTTGGATGGAAGAGCTCTAAGGTTGCTCTAGGGTATGTTCATACTGATAAAAAAGAAGTCAAAGATATGATAAATGGACTGCCAGAATAACCATTTTCTGACCACTCAATAAAACTATTTTAATTTTTGGCTGTTTTCTGGGGTAAATTAGGTATACTTTTTTCTTGATATACTCGGTGTCATAAGGTACTAATATACCTGTAATGAGAAAAAACAAGAAAAATTGGGAAATTTTTAGCAAGAGTGGGAGAGGAAATGCAATAGTATGCGACCATTTTCCGACCACTCCTGCTCTCATTCCGACCACTAATAACAGGGAGAATACTATGATGGTTGAAACAATGACTGAAGGTAAAGATAAATATAAAGTTGATTTATTGAATGAAGTTAATCTTAACAAAAACTTTTTAAAATCTGTTGAGGGTATAGTTTATCTTATGGCTGACCATAGAACAGTAGCAGGTATGAATAAATATGAAAACAAAGTAGCAAAGCTAGAGAATAATGGTTTTACTTCTTTTGATTTTCATTATCAAAATGGTTTTTTTATCGGACATTTTAAAAGAAGGGTGGCTTAATTATGATTACATTTACTGATAAAGAAAGACAATTAGCACAGTATTTAATCGATGTAACTGATGGTAGTAATTCAGTTATCTTTGAAAATCCTAAAAAATTAGGTTGGGATGTGGAAACTGCTAGAGGTGTTTTTGCATCTTTAGTTAAAAAAGATATTATCTTTCCAGATGATGCAATGCAAGTAGATGATTATGTAGTTCATTATTGGATGGTTGATGTTGAAACTGACAATGACGGAAGATTAATAAATACTGTTGATGAATTATTAAAAGAAAAAAATAAGGTGGCTCAATAATGAGCCATCTAACTAGGGAGGATAGTATGAATGAAAATAATTTAAACTGGTTTAAAGATGAAAAAACTTGGTTGAAAGATTTAATAATAAGTGGAGAAAAAAGAAAACAAAATAAAAAAGACCAAGCAAAAGAATGGTCAAGATACCAACAAGATATGAAAGTTAGAGTAAGCAAAGGCTTAGAGCCAATGAACATTAATCAATGGAGAAAAATATGAAAATTGAAAAATTAGTACCAAAAGGAAAGCAAATTAGTTGGATTAAATATGCTGATAGTTCTACTAAAGATAATACTACAATCGTTAAAATTTTTGTAAGTGATTGGACAAGTTTTGATGAGTTATGGATAGAGTTTGAAATACCAAAATATATGAGCAGAGGTTTAGTTCATGGTCAAATTGCAGATGTTCCTGCTCATAGAATATCTGAGGTATAATAAAAACTGATTTAACTTAAATACTTAATATCTTTTATAACTCCTTTAGGGATGACTTGGCTTCTACCATATAAGTCATCCTTATCGTGAGTATCTTTATCAGCTAATATAACAACTAGATCTTCAGTTTCTTTATACAGCCAACCTAACGAGTCCACAGAGCAGACTTCAGATTTATCTAAATCTTCTTTTTCTATCCAAGTACCGACTGAGTTCTCGTTAGTATCAAGCCAAGTTACTAATACTATTTTCACTTTTTCTTTTTAGCTTTTTTCTTTTTTTTAGGTTGTTCTTTTTTCTTTTTAGGTGGTCTGCCTTTTTTTGATCCGTAAGTTCCCATTCCGTATGGCATATATTATCCTTTCATTTTTTTTGATATATACATATTTTTAACAAGACTTGTTTTCTTGCCAAACTTTTTGTCTGCTGATTTCTTTGCAGAGCTATAACCTTTTTTACCTTTTAATTTTTTTGACTTGCCGAGACTTTTTGGTCTTGGCTTTTCCCATACTTGTTTTTTCATTTCTCCTCATGCGTAATGGTTGTTCCCATTTACCTATTGTAAATGTACCTGTTAAAACTTCTGTAATTCTTTTAAGTTCTTCCACTACCACTTGACCAAATTTGACCAATATGAGCCAGACATTTTTCCTTTTTTAATATTTTTTCCATGTCTTGCTTTGAAAGACTTTGATCTGGCTGTATTCTTTTTGTCTCCAGACACACCTTGCTGACCAAAGCGAATAGTTTTTATTTTACTACCCTCTTTGGCAACAACAATGTGAGATTTTTTAGGATGCGATGGAGTTCTTTTAGGTTTATTAAAACCACTTACCCCTGCTCTTTTTAATCTTGGATCTGCCATTAATTAAATAGCACCAATTACTACGATTACGATTATCGCAACAATTCCTGCTTTAATCCAATCTTTCATGCTCCAGTCTGACCACTCTTTTATGTGATCCCATAAGTCTTGTAATAATTTCATATTACCTCCTATTTTTTAAAAAATTTAGTAGCACCTTTTATGGAAAATGAGGCACTCACAATTAGTCCTAAACTGTAAAAATACCAATCTGGAGTTTTTTCTAATGCTTGAAAACCCCTCTCAACATACTCAACAGTAAAAGGAATGAAACAAAGTATTAAAGGTAGTGAAAATACTATTGTTAAATATTCATCTTTCCATGACTCCTTACTAGATTTCATGGCTTCCAAATCCCAATCTAATTCTCCTTTAATTCTTTTTTCCATTAAAGAAGTTTCAGCTTTAATTTTTGTTAATTTTTGTTCAGCTTTAGCTTTTTTAGTTTCAACTACACCTTTAACAACATCTCCTGCTACACCGAGTAAAGGTTTAATCAATAAATTTAACATATGATGCTACCTACTTGCTGATAATAAATATACAGATTACAAAATTCTATGAGAACTAAGGCTGTAAATAGTGTTGTTATAATTATCTTCATTTTATACTCTCCAATATGTCACATAATGCAGAAACCCTGTTAGTGGCTTGATTTCGATACCACAGGCTGTTTTTTAGCTCTGCTGATGCATCAGTCCACCGACCTTCGTTTAGGTGTTCTATAGTGCGTTTAAACGATGAAAATCCTTTAGCACCTAAAACAAAGCAACATTCAATCGCTATTTCCTGTGCTTTTGGATGTAATTTATCAAAATCAGTTACTCTCTTTGCAGAGTTAAGTGCAATGTTAAAATCATACTCAAAAATCTTTTCTAAGTGTTTTTGATCGTAATGTTTATCATCATCCCACTTCTCATCAGATCTGCATAAATGCCCATAGCCAATAGTTCTTTTACCTAATGAGTCTAAGTAAACCTTATTGCGATAACCTTCATGTTCTTTAATACGATCAATTAATTTTTCATGTTCCATCTTGTCTTTTCCTTGCGTAAAATTTGTAAACCTTTTTCCAGGTAAATCATGGCATCGCCTAACTCTTCCAAAGTATCAACAAACATTTCTTCTAAATCTTTGTGAGCTTGATCCATCGTATTACCAAACTTTTTTGTGCCTGCTTCAGATCTATCAGCTATTCGCTGAATTACTTTCTGAGCAATAGGATCTTCTACTGTCATATTTTACCAGTCCATTCTCCTCTATCATTGAGAGGCATTGCATATATAACTGGCTGATTATTTATTATTGCTCCTACACTAATTATTGGTCTTTTAATAAAGTTTTTTCCATATTTAAAGGCTTCTGATTTAGGATTTATAGAACTACCTACAATCATTGCAAAATTAAGCGAAGTTGGAGAACTCCAATATTCTATACTCGCCTTAGTATGTTGATGGGAACAGCAATAGCTCATACCTAATTCTTTAGAACTAGACAAAACATTTGATTTAAAATGATGTGTAAAAAAAACTTTAGTTTTATTTGGAAGCTGTAAGATTAATTTATTATGCCAAGTCCATTTCCACTTTTTATCTATTTCTAATATATCGTTTATGTCTTTAAGGAATGAATTTGGTATTAAAGATTTTTCTGCTAATCGTTGAATGCGAATATCGTGATTACCCCACAAAATAGGCATAGGTGTTGGAAATATTTTTCTTAACTTTTTAATGCATTTAATAGCATTTTTAATTTCAAACTTAATGTTAGGCAACTCAGCACTATGTAAATGTTGGCTGATAGCATGAAAGTCCACTAAATCTCCACTTGCTAAAGTCATTGTTGGAGAAATATGATCTCTTAATTTTTTTATCCATTCAAAATAATTTGGATGTTGATATGGAAAATGTTGGTCGCTTAAAATAAGCAGTCGTTTTGTATTCATACAAGTCCTTTAGTAAGGATGGCTAATCCATTAATCGTAAAAATGTATAAATTGCTCCTAATATTGATCCGATAAATATGGCTGTTCTAATAGCACCTTTTCCAGTTGCCATTTCTTGTTTTAATTTCATTACTTCTTGTCTATTTTCTTTTACTTCAGATTTAATCTCATCTAATGTTTTGCAAATTTGTGAATATTGATTTTCCCAATCAGACATTTGTATTCTCCATAGGTGTATTGCATTGTAAAATTACTGTAAGTTTTCTCTCCACCATATCTGTATGGAGATAATCTCTTAAATTATCTTTAGCTAAACTGCACTCATTAGGATTATTAAATATTAATGGTACTTCACTTTTAAAACAAAGTGTTTGATCTAACTCTCCTACATTAAGCATACAAATCATCGCAAATATTTTAAACATTATTTCATTTTAGATAATGGATTATCTAATGCTCTCTTGATGTTTTTATCTGTTTTTTCTTCTAATGCTTTCATGTCATCTTTTATATTGGTTATAGCTTCTTTTAAATCTCTTGCGTTTTCTCTGCTATCTTCTTTAACTTGTTGCTCTACATCATTAACAATTTTCTCAATGCGTCTTACATCTTGTCTAAGATCATTCTTTAATTCGTTAGCTACATCACTAACAAGGCTAATCTCTTGCAAAATCATACTCATTTCAGATTGCATCATTTCTACTTCTTGCTGAACTAAATCTACTCTTTTATCAAAACCACTAAGGTCTGGTGCTGTGTAGTTTTGTATTTGATCTTTCATGTCTAGGTAATCTTTGTAAAATTCAAAGCCACCCCATAGACCACCTCCAAGAGTAGTTAAGGCTGTAAGAATAACAAATATTTTCCCACCACGAAACTTAGCACCTGCAAATTCTAATTCTGCCATCGCTAATCCAAATCCGTCTGCCATTGGCTATCTATCATGTCGTTCATTAATCCATCACTTCCTGCAAATAAAAAATAACTTGCTATATCGTTATCGCTAATGACACTATCTGGTAGTGTTGCATTAGTAAAAAATCCTACTCTGTCGTTAATTTGTTTTTGCGAGTCAAAGAAACTTTTAGTATTACCTAATACTTGCATAACAATTAATGTTTTCATTTGATTAGCAGAGTCATATCGTTGCTTGTCATCAATCTTTTTCATAATTTTTTTGACAGCTTTTTCTTTAGAGCTTTCTTTTTTTGTTTCTTTAGGCTCTGGTTTAGGCTCTTCTTTTTGTTCTTCTTTAACTTCTGCTACTTCTTTTGTTTCTTCTGTTGTTTCTTCTACAGGTTGTTCTTCTACTTCTTCAACAGCTTCTTCTATAGTTTCTTCAACAGGCTCTTCTATTGTTTCTATTTCTGCTTCAATCTCTGCTTCTATTTCAATTTCAATTTCTATTTCAGCAATTTCTATTTCTTCTATTTCTAATTGAACAGTTTCATAAGTAGGCTCATCAATTTCTATTGGCTCTAAAATAAAACCTTCATCAGTATCTATTGCATCATTAGACTCAAAGACATCTTCAACAACATCTATTATGTCCTCTGGAGCATCAAAGTTTAACGCAATAAACATTTCTACCGAAGAGATAGACTGTGTTATTATTGTGTTAACCACATTGTAAAGTACATTGACAGACACATCGTCAAATAAAACTCCAACAGCAAGGTTTATATCTCTGCCACCTACTTCAATAATAACTGTTGTAAGGCTACCAGAGAAATCAAATCCACCTTCATAGGATTGATACCCACTTGCTACACCACTTGATGATAAAATATCAGTACCAGAAAAAACATTAGTTTTTCCATTTCTACCTGTGATGTGCATATAGATAGAGTCTTGGCTGTCTGGTTTATCTACTTTGATTGTGTAGTTAGTTCTACCACCATGCGTAATATTAAGATCAGAAATATCTACTGTATTTATAAAAGTAGTACCCATTCCTTCTACACCCATAGCAGAGGTAGAATTACCAGAGCCAGTAATCATGGCACATTTATCAGTACCTAAATTATAACACCCAGAGCCACTTGGCATAGATGCACTACCTTGACCACCCCAATCAATATCCATATCTCCTTCTTTAGAAGATACAACATAATCATTATCTCCATCTAAAATATCAAGAGAGTCTTGGTTAGTAACTGTAGTTGTTGTTATCGTAGTATCTGTGGTAGTCGTTATTGTGATACCATCAGCTTCATGTTCAATAGTTTCAGTAATTACTTCGTCTATTATTTCTTCTACTGTTGGCGAACATAAACCGATTGTATCTGTTGAACAATCAACAGCATGACTAGAATAAGATAGGGAAACCGATATACATAGCCATAGCCATAAATATAAACTTCGCAAATTCTTCATCACTTTTTGTTTGTTCCTTTGGTTTTATTAATTCTTTGTTTAGTAAAAAACTACCTTGAGGGATTAATTGAGGATTTTCTTCCCAACCTTTTTTTGCATCTTCTCCTATTGCACCTTTGTATGGACAATAAGTTCCTGCCATAAACATAGCATCAAAAACACGATAATCGTCATTACATAGCAAACTTATAGATGCAACTTTCATACCCATAGAATACAAACTACGAGCAAGTTTAATTCTCTCACAGTTTTCATCTGTAATTGTAATGCCAGATGCTATTCCTAGTATTTGTGTTTGTACTGCTCCACTTGTTGCAGTTTTACAAATATCAGAATTATTAACTACGACACTAGGAGCATTAGCTGTTGGAGGAGTATTGTTAGTTACTACTGTTGAGGAAACTGTGTTTGTGTCTGCACTTTTAACATCAGTTGTAACAGCAACAAAAGTTATTGCTGTAAGTAAAATAAATAATGTTTTCATTTACCACAAGTACACTTTCCATCTTCGCAACAAGGATTAATCATGTGTCACCTAATCTCATAAATTTAAAACCTGTCATTCTTTGACTTTGATTTATTGGTACACCTAAAAGTACATTGTTTGCGTTCATTTCGTGAATATCAAATTTTACTTTTTGATTTGTTGTATCAGTAATATCAAACATATATTCAATATTATCTGTTTGAGCAAATTCATTAGGTGGGTCTGTTAAACCACTAAAACCTTTTGCATAATAACTGTATGAAGAATTATTACTTGTATATAATATTCCAAATCTTGCTTGGTCATTACCACCACTAGATTCTTCAAAACAAGCAGTAAAAGTAACACTCCAAATTCCGTTTTGACTAAAAGTGAATATGCCAGAACTTTCTGTCATTCCTGCATTTATGCTTCCATAACCACTTTGAGTTTCTCTTGATAAATTTGAAGTTATATCGCCAGAACTTGTTTTATTAAGTGTTAATCTCCACAATTCTGCAACAGTAATACCTTGTGTAATACCTGTAATTCCTGTGCTTGATACAAATGTCTGTGCCATTATGGTTTACTCCAAATTGAATGTGTTAATTTTCCGTCACTATCTCTTGCTAATAATAAATCATAAGCATCTTCATCAGTATGATTAGACGGAATGTCTCTTAAAGATTGTCGCCAAGTTTTTATATTGTCTGGCATTGTTACATCAGAGTTAGCAAGGTAATCTGTTTCAACAAGTTTTTGTAATCTTAATTCTTTTATTTGTGCAAGTTTTCTAGTTGCACTTGCATCATTCCATGCTTGTTCTTCTATATTTCTTGCTGTTTCTTCTTC